TTGCTCTCTCTTTAGTGAGGATGAGTCATGTTGTTGTGCTAGCGGGCGGCCCGCGCCGCCTTCTGTACGGTATCCGCCAGACTAACCATCTCAACAAACGCATCCCACTCGTCATCGGTATCAATCATGATCGGACTCTCATGAAACGTATAACCGATTTCTACCCATCCCGGATAAGTCGGATGGGTTTCGATCCGAATGATGGCGCTGTTTTCCGCATGAAGGATCAGGACATGATTGCCATCAGGATGATCAATCTGAATGGCGCTCATCAGGCTGAACCCTTAATCACTCCACAGTTGACCAGTGCTGTACGCAGCGCATGAACCAGGGCCGATAGATTGCGCACATCATCCGCTAACTCTTCACACTTGTCACGCAACGCTTCGGCTTCCGCTTTCGTAGCCTGCGCACTGAATGTCAGATCACTGATCTCGCTATTGGCATTGCCTAGTGTGACGGCGACCTGATCCGCACTGGCCTGCGTACTCTGTGGTGTGGCGCTTCCAACCCCAAAGGTATCACAATTAAAAGCAGTGCAGGTTAGTGTGGTAAACGCACCCGGCTTGACAAAGATTGAATCATGTTGCATGAGATTTATTCCTCACAAATTTCGGTTTAAAGTTCATCTGCTCTTGAATCAAATCCATCAACCAATAGGTGTCTGCATTTTTGCAATCCCATCGAGATGGATGTTCCAACATAAATCGCAATAACTCTTCTCGTCGTATCCGCCAGTTCTCTCCGTTCGGTTGATGTGCCTTGATCAGCCCTTTCTTGATCCAGCGATTAATGGTTGAAGGATCAACCCCTAATAACTCCTGTAATTGAAAGGTGCTGTACCCATGCGCAAATTCATCCTGATGATGACTGGAGAGCCATGAATGATGATTGCGGCGGAATGAATCAATCGCGCCGTCACTCCGAATAAACCCTTTTTGCTGAAACAGCTTTTCAAGCTGGCGCGTATTGAACGACTCATGTTCCAACAATAACCGCACTTCTGGCCCCGTCCAGCGCCGATACCCAACACTGTAGCGATTTTGTCGTAGCTTCGGCAAACCGAGCTTGTTCGCTCGTCGCCGAATTACCCCGTGATCACAATCAAAATCTTCGGCCAACTTGCGAATTGAACCTGGCGTGTAGTTCAGATACGCATTCCGTACTGCGTGATCCATCTCTTCGGTGAAAGAAAGCGCAATGTTGAACATATCTTATTCTATTTGTTTGAATGACACTCTAACAAATGTTCGCAGTTTTCACATTGTGTTGGTTCGTCAAACATGGGCTTAAACGAATGACAGATCGGTGGAATGTTATCTGGATCGCCCCACTCTATCGGCTCGCAGACACAACCTTTGGGCTGATTGAATTCCTTAAGCAATTCATCAACCTCTTTATGGCAATGCGGACAGATATACATATAGACTCCTTATCTACTAAGAAGCCATAATACTACAAAGATCGGATCAAATCAAGCTTGAGTAGATCAGGAAACGATGTTGTAAATCTGTCGTTCCGACAACCCGTACATCCGTGCCAACTTACAGGCGTTATGTCCATTGTACAAAGCGCGGATGTCTTTATCCCGTGAATTGCTGATCACGCGCTTATTCACATACAGATATTCTCCGCCAAACCGTCGCGCTAACTCCATGGTAAATTGATTGGCACGATGATCATCCATTCCTAACGCCTGTTTGGTAAAATCCACCAGGGCATCAATGTCGTTGTGGGGGCGCATCGAAGAGTTCCTGTTGTGAAGGAGGATTCGTGGAACGAAGAAGGCGATCCTGCTCAGGACAATAGCGATACCATTGATTCTCGATCTGAATCCTGCCGTAGTATTCGGCAATCCCATAAACCTGATGCCGCGAAACCTGCGTCAGGGTTTCAGGATCAATACTCAAACCGCACTCTCGATGTCACTTAATTGCATTCCTAACAATTTTCTGATCTCGTTCTCATAGGTTTTAAGAATCTTTTGATCAATACGAGTGTTTCTTCCTAAGAACCGTCGCGATGGAACAGGCCCCCATCCTTTCTTGGTTCCATAATGAAACCAGGGCGCATAAGGAACATTGGAACCAATATAAACGCTATCACCCACCAGTCGGTATTGAATCGAAGAAGCCAGTTTGCCTGTCCATACCCCAATGTGCGCTGCCCCCATCAAATTCCCTTTGACTGCTTTATGCCGAAGGGTTGAGTTTCTTAGTGGACTCCATTTCTTGCGATCAGGATCGGATTGGTTAAGAAAGCGTTTCTCGGTATCTGCGCTATACTCAGCGGCAATCTTCTTGAGAATCCGATTGCGCTCTTCCTGCCCAAAGGCTTCACCTAATCCTCGGAGCGCATCATTAACTTTCTGCGCTCCAGTATAATTTACTTCAAAATTGAGAATACCCATCACCCATCCTCGTCAGCAACCGAGCGATCCTTAACGGGGGGCGGTAATTCGCTGGTATTGTTCGTTGATGGTGTTCCGGTTGGTTGATCATCTTCAAATTCATCCATTGATTTGATCTCTTCCTCTTCGGCTTCCTGTAAATCCTGTTCTTTGTAATCGTAACGTGCCAAGAAGTATTGCTTGGAGAGTGCGAACCCGCTGTTCTTGAGAACATTGATCAAGACTGCATCCCGTTGGGCACGGGTCATCTCCAGTCCGGCATCGTCAGCCATTACAAAGCTCGGCGCTTCTACTCCATTAATAGCCGCAAGATTGTTTACCAACTTTTGCCCGGCGGTTTGTACCATTCGCAGATCGGCCCGCCGTTTGTCGTTGCGTACTTCATTGTGAATCGCGGCGACGGCGTAGGAGCCATTCTGCCCAACATCTGAAGTAAGTGTCTGCCCCAGGATCAGCTTCTGCACCCGCTTGAGGATGGCATTCTCCAACCGCTCAAATTCGCCCGGAGTGGAAGCCGAGATCGTTTCAATCTTGTCATCCCCCGTTACTGATTGCCATGCAACCGTGGAGCGCACCCCTTGCGCCGTCATCGCTTCGACAAAATCCTGATAGTTCTGGACGGCTCCCAGGATGATCGGTTCGCCAAAGGTTTCAAGAAATTGCAGCCACATACTCCAGCCTTCCCGTCGCCAAGTAATCGGGAACCACAACCGGGATAACAATGCTTCCCCATAGGGGTTCTCGTAACGGGCATTGCAAGTTGTCAGCAGGAACTTGATTGGATCACAGTAAATCCCCTCCATCCCACCCGACCCATCATCAGGAAAGAAAACCAATGATCCGTCTTGCTGCGGACTAAACCACTGCATCGGTTTGAGCGAGAGCCGCTCCAGACCAATACCCTTCTCGATCTTGCGATAAATGAGCTCGAACACCGAATACCCGTAGAAGCGCGCATCCATCACCCCCCGCTTCAGGGTTTCAATGTGGGGATCGATCATTGCCGTCAACCACTTGCCCACCCGTGTCTGATTCGGTTCCAGTCGCCACGGTGCGGCCACCACCGCTTCCCGCCGCGTGTCCATGCACTGCGCCACTTCATCGTCAAGCTCCAGTTGTCGCAACTGATAGCGTGAGATACCGGCTTTGGAAAGCAATAGATCAGGATCAGGAATCGAGGTAAGATAAGCAAGAATCCGCGAGATGGCGATTTCGGACTGCAAGAATCCCGGTCGCGGTTTGCGCTTGAGAATGTCCGTAGCTTCAGCCATGAGAACACCTGGAATGGAGACAACAATTTTTAATAAATTGCATTAAGTGACTGAAGTAAAAAAGGATTTTCATTCACTTGAATACGCTCGAAACCACTATTGATCGGTTTAAGTGAATTATAACAACAACCTTTATAATAACACCGGCCTGATCGTGACCTTCGGTTCAGGAATACTCCCTTCCATCACAAAATCAGAGGCCAGAAACACTGGCACACCATCTGTTTTATCCATAAAACCATTATAGCATAATTCAAACGAATTGTCAAGCTCAGGATACGTTTGGAGAGCTATTAACTGCTTCACAGTTTCAATATGGGATTCGTGTTGGTACAGATGCGCATCGCCGGTCTGGTAGCGCAGCGAACCTACTTCCATGTTCGCATGAAGAGCGAAGTAAAGCAACAACGCCCAATGCTGGATCAGATTGTGCGGTAGTCCGAGTAAGACATCAGCACTGCGCTGATAATGATATGCATGGAGATAACCCTCCCGCACAAAGTATTGAATAAGCGTTCCATGGCAGGTTGAAGGTGTGTTTGGATTATCATTCAACTCTGTAATATAAGCCATATCCCACGGATTCCAGGTGGTCATCACCAAGCGCCGCGAGTTCTGGTTGTTACGCAGTCCATTCAGAATATACTGAACCTGATCGAAACCGGTTTTTGGTCTTACGCAATAATTAGAATGTTGTTGCCGTGACCAGCGCAGTTGTTCGGAATACCCGCGATGATAATGATTGTGTTCATCCAACTGCCCCTGCCACCAATCCAGCAGTTCATTAGGACACGTTACTTCGCCACTCATGAACCATTCGAGTTCACGCAATGCTTTCTTCCAAGCCGTCTTGCGCAAGGTGACGAGTGGCGTCTTGGTAATTGTGATTGGATCGAGATCGAAGCATGACTTGCAG